AGAAATATGAGAATGATACCCAAAAAATACCCTCCGGAGATTTTTTTAGGACCGGCGCGATGACGTAGGGGGTGTAGTTTTAGCGACACCCCCCCCCACTATATAAGTTAGTTGCTCAATCACGCTTTAAAACGATAAAAGAAACAGAACTGAATTTAAGTATTTGCTGCTTGTTGCATAGTTACTTTCTTATAAATGTTTCTAAAATCGTATTTAATAATTTCATCAATTGCTCTTTCGATTTCTAATTCGTTTTCTTCTTCTGACAATTGATCTGAAGTTCGAGCAATTCTTCCTAAATACGAACAAGTATTGTAACCTTTTTCCACATCAAACAAGAACCATGAATTGAACTGTTCGAATGGATTGTATGGATTGTCAAATGTTGTTAACATACATTTGTTAGACATTAATAATTTACTCCTTTCCTTTTAAATATTTTGATACAGTAGCAGGAGAAACACCAACAGCTTTAGCTATATCAGCTGTACTGTAACCAGACGTATTCATTGATGAAATCTTATTAATTTTAGCTGTACTTAAAGAAGTTGTTGTACGAGGAGTAGCTCGTTGTCTAAGATCATCAATGTCAACATGATTAAGTATTTGTGTAAGCTTGTTTTCGCTTATAGCTCCTGCTTGAATGGCTTCCCATTCGCGGTTAGATATTGTAATGGGTACTCTCTTGGCACCGACAATGTTTCTGGCTCTGGTTAACTCTTGTTGACTGAGTTTCTTTATTTCACCAGGCTTTATATCGGGGTTATCCTGCTTTTTAGCATTGACGGCCGCATTAGCCATGACCTGGGCCTGCCGCTCACGGGGGGCGTTCTTTAGGGCTACATTCAGTTGAGACATTAGGTGGTCTACTTCCTCTTGATAGATCTTCTTGGCGGAGGATGAGTATTCGATCTTACCGGTATTTACCATCTCCTTGCGGGTCTGATTTGCCAGGGACTTCATCTTATTAGCATACTCGGCATAGGCTTCTTCTTGCGGGGTACCAGAAGATAGAGTATAAGCATCGTCGGTTTCCGCCATCCTAGTAGACTTCTGAGTACGAACACGGGTTTTTCCAGTCTTAGGATCGGTATACTCTTCGTATACTTCTTTATAAGTTTGCTTACCGGTTTCTTTATCGATAATAGGGCTACCTTTTCGCTTTAAAACAGATACTTCAGACTTTGCCCTGGAAATTAAAGTTGAAGCACCTTCGTGATAACGGCCTTCATCGTCATAAGTTCCTTGATACTTTTTCTTAAGAGAAGCGATGCCATTGTCAATTTCACTCTTTTTATAATCAAGTTTATGCTTTTCGGCATCAATAACAACCATGCTATGACGAACTGCTCTTGCTATTTCATCTTGTGTGGCACCTTTTAAAGTCATGTCGGTGATAAGGTTTGAAATTTTACCCATCTCTGTTTGAGTATTTTTCATATACTTCATTCCAGGTCGTTCAGAGTATTCCATTTTAGGGTCAAACCCTTCCAATCCCTTTAAAGGAGGAGTAGAAGTAATTTTTATTTTACCACCTGTAGGAATAACCATAACAGTGTCGCCATCGAAATCAGCTCCGGATAACCTCGCTGCAACTTTACTATTAATTCCAATAGCATCTGCTGGAGTATTTCCTAAAATTCGCCTAGCTTCAGCATGTTTGTTATTAACAGTCAGAATTGGAATTTCGAAAGTTCCACCATGAGGATAACGAATAAGAGCCACTTGTTCTCCGTTCTCATAATTAGGAGCGTAAACCTCGTTGTCCTTCATCGAAGTGATAGGTAAAATAACATGATACTTCTGCCGTGGTAAAGCTGCTGCTTGAAGATGAACCGCTGCTGCATCACAATCATCAGCAAAAGATTTGAGCAACGCTTTCTTTACTGTTGGATTAGTAAGCGAACGAAGCTCATCAAATTCGGCTTGTTTATCGGCAGCTGCTAAATTTAGCTGTTTCTTAATAAGTGTAATGCTTTGCTTTGACAAAAACTGAGAAGGAAGACCGTCTTTCCATTCACTCCAATCTCCTTCTTCAGCTCTTTTATTAATCAAAGAAAGCTGACGTTTTCCATCTTTATCGATGTAATAACTTTGTCCTCCAGCCTTGATAAGAGAACCAAAAGGATTATCGGGATCGTTGCTGATGTTTTTAAGAACGTCTATTTTTGGAATATCTTTACTTTTGTTAGTATTAAAAATAACATCGACGCCATCTGGCATGTCGTCAGAATATACAGCCATTCCTTTTATGTATTTTTTATCATCCACAAGAATACGAACCTGAGCATAATGGGATTCACCAAGAGAAAGATCTTCAACACCTCTTCGAATTTCGACGAGTCCGTCTTTTTCTATTCCTCCCTCTTCAGCATAACGAATTTTTAGTCTACTGGAATCCATGCTTTTTGGATATACAAAGGTATCAAAGGTTTCTCCACCATCATGAGACACATAATCAGTAATAGAATTGATTTTATCAAAATTATAAATTTCTTTATGCTCAGTGCCAGGAGGGCAAAGGACCTGAATATTTGTTTGTTTACCAGGATTAGTCGCTTGCGGAACTCCTCCACCATAAACCTCGTAACCTTCCATCTCCAAAATATAAAGAGCCTGTTTTATTTTTTCTTTAGAGATTCCTAATTCACGTTCAACACCAACTCCAACATCGATCATACCTTTTTCGTCGACTTGTTTCTTTAGAAATTCGGCAGTTTTTCTAGCCTGATTCATGCGAGCTTCAGCTTCTTCATTAAGAAGTGAACGTATAGAGGAATCGTTTTTATACCCCATCTTTTCCGCAATTTGATTAAGAGAATATCCCTTCTCTCTTAAACTTTTAGCTGTGGCAACTTCGAGAGCTCTTCTTTCATCTTTTGCTAATCCGACTTGTGTTCTAAGTTGAGTAGTTGTAAGCCCCATCGATTCAGCAATTTCTTTCTCACTCATACCAGATTTCTTTAATTCGTTTACTCTGCTGAGAAAATCGCCGCTACGCTGATATGGGTCTTTACCCGAACCCCAAGGGTAACGTCCAGAACGTCTTAGTATTCCATAATGCATTAAAATTTCTTCCGCTATGGGATTCATAGTTTAAACCTCCTCCGATTTGATTTTGTTAATTAACTTATCAAAAGTAATAATTTTATCCATGATAGGAACAATATCTTCAACTGTCGGATTATGATATAAAATTTGGTCTGACTGATATATTCGTAATTCAATACTAATATCAGCAGGTTTAACTTTATATTCCAAACAAAAAAGAGCAGCATATATTTCAAGCTGCTCCATATGTGCCGGAATAACCCCAGATTTAAAATCGTGGATCCTAAGCATTTTATTTCTAAAGGAAATAGCATCGGCTGTGCCGAAGCAGTTTTCCGAATAATATAAAGGTTGCTCAGGAGTCATTTTAAATCCAATTGCATCGTTAACATACATATTCAATGTTTTTTGAGACTTGGGAAGTTTTTGTCCCAATCTAATACATTGAGCTGCAAATTCATGAAGTTCTGTTCCTTTTTGAGCCGCTGTAAATTTCGAATATGCTTCAATTAGTTTACCTTCATCATAATTAATCCAATGATATTTGCTAGCTCCAAGAAACGCATGTTGTCCCTCAAGGTTTAAATGTTTGTTGAAGTTCATGCAATACCTCCTCTTTATTCTCTGGACATATGAATCTTGAGAATGACATCTCATTCATAAGACCAACATAGTATTTTTGATTTGGCTGTTTCTTAGCACCAGCACTCTTTTTACATTCTAGGGAAGCCCACTTATTTTTATATAAAATAAGCAAGTCTGGAATTCCCTGAATTTGATCCATTTTAAAAACCATACATCCCGGAAATAAATCTTTAAGTTTTTCAATAAGTCGATCTTGAAAACCACTTTCCAATTTAGAACTTCTTGCCATAAGCAGGCCTCCTTTCTTTTAAAAATGTGCAAACACAAAAGAGAAAGTAACGCCGGTCGCATT